GCCGTTCCTGAATCCACAATGAACTCGGCGGAAAAAACATCATCAATGGGGGTGATTATCTTTATGTTTGCTCTTGCCATATATGAAATAATCCTAATAATTACTTCACAAGAGAACTGAAAGTTAAGCCTTAGTTTTTTGTCTTGCCTTTATGACCTCATCTTTAGTCATATTATAAGGTGCGGACATAAAAACAGTTTCTTCTGGTGTAGGGGTAAATACAGTTTCGTGTTTTGCGGGGTTGCTGGGGGCAAATGGTTTCCCATTATTACCTTTTCTCGCCAACTCCTCGGCAATTTGAGCGTTCTTAAGAGAATTGATGGCGGCTCTTGCCAATTTTACATCTTCTTCCGGATTGCCCGATGGGACAATGCGATTTTGGATATAGTGCTTAGCTAGTTCCCTTTCCGTTTCGTCTTTAATGCTTTCTGCCAAATCAAGAGCGGTCTTTTTTGACTTCTCTTTATTCAGCTTGTCCAGCATTCCGACCGTAACGGGAGTGTCATCGTCAACTGAGGTTATTCCTTCTTCCTCGTTGAGTTTTGCCACTTGCTCATCAATCTTCTTTTTTTCAAACTCAAGCCTTTCACGCTTTGTGAATTTGCCCTTATTAACTTTTTCAAGTTCTATTTTAAGAGCTTCTTGTGAAGCGGCTTCAGCGGCTTTCGTGTCCGCTTCCGCCTTTTCTAGCTCTTCGGCCGAAGGTGCCATTTTCTCTTCGTTTTCCATATATTTTATCAAAAGTTTATAGGGATTGCTTCGTTCCCTTTTATCTCTAGTTAATAATCTCGAGGTAATCGCTAGGTCAATTACATCTGGGCTAATTTTTTAAGAAATTCTTCTACTTGCAGTCCTTGCCATATCGCCGCTTTGGAGAAAAACACTTTCTCCGGCGTATCTCCGAAATGCACTCCGATTTTTACCGCTTCAAACTCAACCTGTTCTTTCACGAATTTCCAAGCTTGGTTGTCTAAAGCGGAAATGGCGCTCTCTCTCAATATCTTCGCTCCTTCAAAATCCAACTCCCGTCCATTGACCGCAAGTTTTCCTTCTTCGTTTGTTTTAATTATATCACAAGATTGTATAGCAACCAAATTTTTCAACAATGCTGTTGTCAAGATAGTTCTGTTTTTTAATGACAGATTTTTTTTTAATAAATACGCTGTCATTTTTGTGATAAAATTTTGAAACATTATTTTGCTTCTTTCTCCGCCTTTTTAGCGGCGACTGTTGCTTCTTTCTCCGCTTTAACTTCTTTTTTAAATTTCACTTCGCCGACAACAGCTCCTAGAAGTCTGGTGTAAACCTTATAAACATTCTGCTCCGATACTTCTTTGCTTTGTTCTTTAAGCTCGTTTATAGCTCTTTCTAATTTTGAGCGATTTTGTGCCCAGCTAAATCCTTCAATTATTGACATATATTTAATTTTTAACTTTTAATCCGCCACGACCTTTATTTTTAAATTTTGGCTTCCATTTGTTCTGGCATTTGCATTGGCTGTTCTTTGCCCGCCATACCTAATAATGACTGCATCATTTCTTCCTGTCCTTTCTTTGCCTTGTATCTGTCGGGGTCTCCACCGGAGTATTCTTCAATCACAAAATCGTTGATGACCGCTTCGGGGTCGGTGAATGGCATTACTCTCGGGTCGGTCAATCTCTGAAATGCCAAATCTTTCTCTTGTCGGTCTGTTCCCATTGACCTTGCCACTATCTTATCAGCATCCACAAACATTGAATACTTGGCTCTTGCGAATAGATAAGGATTGACTTCATAAATTCTCTGGTCGCTTCCTTCTCCGCCGGCTTGGTCATAGAGTTCCCATTCTCTGTCGCTCACTTCTTGCTTGCTCATTTTTCGTCCCATCATTTTATCCGAAAATATAATCCTGTTGGTTATATTTTTACCTTTATCTTTACCTCTTGTCAATATAGTTTTGTATTTCATTTTTAACGCTTCGGGAACGGTTGCGTCCAATTCTCCGATGGTGCTGTGTTGAATAACACAATCCATAGCCAATTCGCCTATCTGCTTTACGAGGTTAGCAATCATCAATCCAAACACACCTAAGAATATCCGGGCTTGCCTTTGAGCCACGACAGTCTGAGTTGCGGTGATGCCCTCTTGTGTTGTGCCTTGCATTATCTTATCTTGCGTGCTTTCGCTCATATCTTGGTGTCCGTCTTGGATAACTTTATAAGCTGCCGTTAAGTTAGAACCTAGAGAATAGGCTTCCATTTTTGCCCCGACTGGCATAGATACAGTAGCTCCAGGAACCATTGCCGTTGAGTCAAACTTGCCCACACCTGACAAGAAGATAGGTTTCATCACATCAAGAGTTACGCCGTCCACCAACATTCTGTCCATAGTGTTGATTTTTACATCTTCCCAATATTCTTTGAATGCTCCAGACTTGAAATAAGCAAACCTGCCCGACGGGTCAATCGGCTCAAAACCCGACATCGCAAAAGGATAAATCGGCACGGACACCCAATCGTTCTTTATCATCGTCATTCTTCGGTGTGTGAATGGGTTGGAATTATAAATATTATCCCAATCGCACATCGGCACTCCTCCTACGAAAGTAACCTCCAAATCTTCGCTTCGCCAATAGGCGGTTACTTCTTGGACGAAATTGCCGTCGGCTTCGTTCCAATCAACATCAAACAAGGTGTTACTCTCATTCCCGCTTATCCATTTAGTTTTTCCAGCTTCCACATAATCAAACAAATCTTTTTCGCCATAGTAAAGTTTTCGGGCATAAATACTCTTGGCGTAATCGTAAGAAATTCGGCGAACACGAAAGATAAAAGGCTGTCTATGTAGGTCTCCTGTGCCGGAGTAGAGGTCTCCGAGCAACAATTCATCAATCGGCAAGATGTGCAGTTGCGTTCCCGATAACATCTCGTCAACCGCTTCAATTATTTTTATTTCTCCACTACTTAACCTCTGCTTAATTTTCTGCAAACTCTCCACATATTCTACCGAAGCGAACACGGCGGGATTAACGAGCGCGGACAAGACAAGGTAAAGGAATTTAATTTCATAATTGGCTTTTCGCAAATGGTCTTCAACAAGAATACCCATAACCCTAGCTGTCATTTTGTCTTCTTCATCTCGTTCATTCTGGGCATAGACAAAAGGGAAAAGCATACCGGCTATTAAGTGAGCCAATATGCCTATCAATTTGTTTCTAGCTGTGTTTTTTCTGCCTCTAAATTTCCAACGCTTATGAATTGGTAGATATTCCACACCCACGAAAGCGGCGAAAGTTTCTTGGTCAAGTTTGGCTCGGTCTAACAAGGACATTCCGTCAAATTCGTCCAATGGCTTTCTCTGTAAACTCCAAGCTGTCAAATAATCTCTTTGAAAGTGAGCAAAGAACTTTCTTACTTCAACGGGAAGAAAAAGAGCGGAGGGAGAAAGTTTTTGTCCTCCATTGTCTAAAGGTATTCCTTCTTTGTCCACGATTACATTACCAATCATTTTTTTAATTACTTTAATTATACACTAAAATACAATGTCAAGCTATTCAGGAATAAAAATACTAATATCTGACGGTGTTTCATTTGTCATTTTATCATCTACGAGTGAAGCATAAGACAACATATCGGCATAATGATTTGTCCAATCTTTGAATGGTTCTTGTTTCCAATCCAATTTTTTTTCATCCCATTCTTTTCGGTAATTTTGGATAGCAGACAAAAACTGTTCGCAAGATAATTCGTTGATGATAAGACGAGGGAACATCATCAAGCACTTATCAATCCTCTGGTTAATTGAAATTAAGTCAATTTTCTCAAATGTTATACCAAGTTTTTCTGCGGATTGAATAATGGTAAGTCCAGAGCCTATCTCTGTCTTCGTGCTGTCGTGCGGGGCAAAATGCCGTCCATAGATATAAGGTTTGGCTTGCAACATTCTAATTGCTTGAGGCAGTCCATCGCTTCCTTCTCCTTGCCAAGTATCTATAAGATAAATGTGTGTATCTGTTTTTTGGAAAAATCCGCAGACTAATTGTTCTCCAATACCCAAATCCCATACCGTATGGACTTTCAGCGCCGGATTATAGGGCACTATTGTTATTCTTCCTTCTCGCCTTGCTTGCATAAGAGCTTTGGAATAATAAGCTCCTTTAATTACTGGGTCGCTCCAGCTTCCATCTCTCCAAGCTTCTCTTAATCCATCAGGCAATCCATCAAGGAATGACTTATAACTTGTATCTTGATTAAGATATGGATTATCTTGAAGCCTTGCCGGAATAAAAATTCTTTTTAGCTTGGTTATTGGGTCAATCGTAATAATTGATTTTGTTGGGATTCCTTGAATGCTAAAACGCCGTCTAACCCAGCTAAAACCGGCACCATCTGGGTTAAAAGTTGAAATAATGCAAGGTTTAAGTTCTGGAATAGTGGAACGGCAAGAAGATGCAAGCTTGAGATAATTTTCTTCGGTGGGGATTTGAGTCAGCTCTTCAATTAACATCTTATGATATTCGTGCCCTTGATATTTGCCAAAAGCATTGTCATCTTTAAGGTGCCCTGTTCTTATTTTTCCGCCTTTGGAAAATGTAAATTCGGGAGGATTGCCGGTTTTTTTAGCCGATTGTCCTGAATACCACCGGTCTGCTCTATCAGACCAATCTCGCAAGTCATCGGCATTTTTTCGCACAACTAAAGCTCTATATCTCGGATTATCAATATCGTATAGCAATGACATTATGCCGGCATCAGTCTTGCCGCCACCTCTTGCCCCGCCATATCCCACTTCATAATATTCCCCGCTAGCAACTGCCAGCAGAAAATCAAATTGTCTGCCTTCGTTGGGTCGCCATTCCATTTTATTTAGGTAAAAAAATTATTGAACCTTTAAGATGTTCTGTCGGTTTATCTCCAAGAAGTTGAATATTTTTTGTCAATTTATCAACTGCGTCCACTAATTGATGATATTGAGCTTTTGTTATTTTATTTTTTAGCAATCTAACAGCCCTTTGTCTTTCTTCTTCTAATTGTTCAATAATCGGCTTCATTGCTTCTATATATGATTTTGTTTGGGTTACTCTTTGTGGGGCTTCTGATGTTGATTTTGCATATCTTTTCGCAATAATTTTACCAAGGACAACTTTTTTGCCTTTTCTGATATTTTCTGAAACTTCTCTTGCCACCGCTATTGCATTTTCACTTGCCATTTTATTTTGTTCTATATCCTCTTTGGTTCGTTCCATTGAGGGGTTTTTTATTTTCCAAACTTCACCTTTTATTCTTCTTCGTTTTGCCTGTTAAATAATTTATCCAATGACTTTGGTCTTTCGCTCGCTATTGCTCCGCCGGCCGTTGCCAAGTTAAGCGCCACATCGCAAGCATTCTGTAGGGCAACTCTTTCCACTTTGACTGAATTTTTAACCCATTCAGGAATTTCAAAAATCTCTCCGGCATTGGTCATTATCTGTTCATAAGGAGCTTTTAATGCCTTTTTTAAAATTGCGGTGTCGGGCATATCTTCGGCTATCTTCTTGGTTGCCAGTCCGGCTCCGGGGACTACTCCTTCTTGCAAGGCGGATTTGACTGCATTGACCGCGTCTTCGGCTTTATCATATTTATATTTTCGGTCTGCGTCTGAAGTCGCGCCGATTTTTAACAAAGCAAAACCGTTAGTAAGTTGTGAAATTCTCGCTTCAATGGATTTTTTTAAAAAAACAGATTCCTCGCCTTTAAGAGATTTTTTCAGTTTTTCAATTCTTTCTAAAATTCTTGTATTGGTTATCGCGCCCTCCACTTCTTTTCGTTCGCCAGCAATTATTGCGGAGGATCTATAAGCGACTAACTTTTTAGCTGTTCCAACATCGTCAATGACCATATCTTCAAGGTTGGAGTTCTCCTCGTTGTAATATTTCGCTCCGATTACGGAAGCAATGTCTTCCATTACTTCATTCTGATTAACATACGGGGCATTAAGCGGAAACACATCTATTCCCGCTTCGTGATTTTTGATACAAATTTTTATCGCTTCTGGCGAAAAAGCTCTGGCAATAATGGCTATCTTCTTGTGTCCGGCTCGGACTAGAGAATCTAACACATTTTTAATCGGCGCCAAATCTGAATTAAAAGTATAATTTGTCAAAATTACTTTTACATTTTCTACTTCCAATCTCTGTTTTTCTTGATTGTTCACTACTTGTGAAGTTCCAAATCCATTATCCCATCTTATGCCGTTAATCCGCTCAATGGAATCTTCCATATCATTGCTCTCTTCGGGTATTATGTTGCCCTCGCTTCCGAGTTCCCACTGAGTAGATCCGATAAGTTCGGCTAGCTTCTCGTCTTCAACAGAAACCTTCGCTACTTGGACAAGCTCTTCCTTGCTAGTTATCAGAGTTGCCATTTCTTTGAGTTTTTTCAAAACTTCTGCTTTTTCTTCGTTGATTTGTTTGCGGATTTCAATGATTGATTTTTTGCCGGCTAAGTTCTTCCCGGGCATAAGCCGGACAATATCCTTGAGAATTGCTTGGGTAAGGGTAAG